GCAGAACAAGGTGATGCGCATGCACTTCGACGTCTGGACGCAGGCCGAGTCGCGCTGGTTCTCCCGTCATGCCTGGGACGGCTGCGGCGGCCTCGGACGAACGGACGGCTACTTCGCCGGGCGCAAGTGCTGGGGCGGTATGGACCTGGCGTCGACCAAGGACTTCAACGCGCTCGTCTACGTGTTCCCGTGGGACGAGGGCGAAGGCTTCGACGTGCTCTGCAGGTTCTGGACGAATCGCGCGGCCATCGAGGCGCGGGCGGACATGCGCGACCAGCTCGAAGAGTGGGAGCGCGGCGGGTTCCTGAACGTGGTGCCCGGCGACTGCACGGACTACGACGTCGTGAAGGCGCAGATCATGCACGACGCCGAGACGTTCGACGTGCAGTCCATCGGGTTCGACCGCTTCTTAGCGCTCCCCCTGGTGCTCCCGCTCAGCGAGAGCGGGATTGAGATGGTGCCCATCGGGCAGGGGTTCCAGTCCATGAACGCGCCTGCGAAGTACCTGGAGACGCTGATTCTGAAGCAGATCATTGACCACGGAGGGAATCCGGTACTTCGCTGGATGGCCGACGCCGTCAGCATCGAGACCAACTGGCAAGACCAGATCAAACCGAGCAAGAAGAACTGCAAGGCTGGCCAAAAGATAGACGGCATCGTGGCGCTCTGCATGGCGCTCTCTGAATCCATATCCGATGAGGCGGTCCCCGAGGTCGCCTTCTACTCGTTCGCCGACTAAGGAGGCCACCACGAAACGGCTAAAGGCATTGTGATGTGGCCCTTCGCGAAGAAGACCGAGCAGCGCGACTGGGCGAGCACCTGGCTGAGCTTCGGTGACCTTCTCGGCGCGACCACCGCCTCAGGCGTCAGGGTCACGCAGACGAACGCCATCGAGCACCCGGCCGTGTACCGCTGCGTCGACCTCAACAGTCAGACCATCGGCAGTTTCCCGGTGGACTGCATGGTCAAGCGCGGCGACAACCGCCTCTCGTACCCGGAGCCCGCGTGGCTCAAGCATCCCAACGACTACCAGGACTTCAACGGCCTCGTCGCCGAGATGCAGGCATCGCAGGAGCTCTACGACTCGGCGTTCCTGCTCAAGTCCAGCGTCGGCAACACGCTCGAAGGCCTCTCCGTGCTCGACCCCAGCGCCGTCGAGATGAAGTGGCTCGCGCTCGAGGACGGGCGCCGCGTCATCGTCTACGACGTGCAGCTCGTCACCGGCAAGGTGCGCCTCGCCTACAACGAGGTGCTGCACATCAAGGCGGGCCTGCCGATCCCCGGCGCCCTGCGCGGCGTGTCCCCGACCGTGGCCGCCCGCGAGACCATCGGCACAGGCATGGCCGCGCGCCAGTTCGGGGCCAACTTCTTCGGCACCGGCGCGACCCTCTCCGGGGTCATCGAGTCGCCCGGGCAGATGACGCAGGAGCAGGCCGAGCGGTTGCAGGAGGCGTTCAAGAAGCGTCACGGCGGCGTGAGCAAGTCGCACGCGGTCGGCATCCTCGCCGGCGGCGCGCAGTGGAAGCCGCTGGGCGTAGCCCCCAACGAGTCGCAGTTCCTTGAGACGCAGAAGTACACGGACGCCACGGTGGCGGCCCTCTTCGGCATCCCGGCGGAGTACGTCTCGCCGGGCGGGATGGAGGGCGCCAAGGGCTACGTGACCGGCCTCTACCAGCGGCAGATGCTCTGGTACCAGACCGGCCTCTTCCCGCGCATCACCCGCAACGAGCGCGCCTTCAGTTCGCTGCTCCCGCGCCCGGCCTACATCAAGTTCAACGTCAACAGCTGGCTGCGCATGGACCCCGAACAGCGGGTCGCCTTCTACCAGGCCGGCCAGCTCGGCGAGTGGCTGACGCCCAACGAGATCCGCGCCCTCGAGGACATGAACCCGCTCGAGGACGGCGACGAGCCCCTGCACTCGGTGCAGTGGCAGGAGAACGCGCCCGAGCCGCCTGAGCCGCCCGAACCCGAAGAGGAACCCGAGCCCGAAGAGGAGCCGGAGGAGGTACCGCAGTGAAGGAGACGCGCATCTTCGCCGCACCCGTCGAGGTGCGCGAGCAGGTCGACAACGTGGCCACCATCGGCGGCTACGGCGCCGTGTTCAGCAACGAGTACGAAGTGGGCGGCGGCTTCACCGAGTCGGTCAGCCCGCGCGCCTTCGTCAAGACCCTGAAGCAGAACGCCGACCACGCCGTCGTCTGGTCGCACGACGCGGCCCGCGTGCTCGGCACCACCGAGTCCGGCAGCGCCCGCTTCGAGGTCGACGAGCGCGGCCTCAGGTACGAGGCCGACCTCGACCTCGCCGACCCCGACGGCATGGGCGCCTACCGCAAGATCGCCACCGGCAAGGTGCGCCAGTCCAGCTTCTCCTTCGAGGTCGTCAAGGACAAGTGGGAGCAGCGCGAGGATGCGCTGCCGCACCGCACCCTCACGGAAGTGCGCCTCTACGAAGCCAGCCCGGTGCTCTGGGGAGCGAACCCGGAGACAGACGTCGACCTGAAGCGCGCGATGCGCAGCATGGCCGACGCCTTCGGCGACGAGGCGATCCCCGATCAGTTCAAGACCCGCGATGCGGCCACTCAGGAGCCGACCGACGAAACGCCGGCCGACGTCTCCGAGCCGGAGCCGAAGCGCGTGACGAACCATCCATACGTCTAAGGAGAGCCAGAATGGCAGATTCACCCGACCTGCAGCGACTCCTGCAGGATAAGCACGAAGCGGTGCGCGCCTACCGCGATGCCGCGGACGAAGACGTCCGCAAGGCCGCGTGGGACGGCGTTCACGTCGCGAGCGAGGCCCTCGAGGCCGCACTCGTCGACCGCGAGACCGCCCGCGAGGACGAGGCCCGCATGGCCGCCGTCGAGGCCCGCGAGAAGGCCGCCCGCATCGTCGCCGACACCGCACACGTCCCCGCGGAGCCGGACTTCGACGCCGAGGTGCGCGACTTCATGACCGGCAAGACCGACCGCCTGATCGTGCCCTTCGGTTCCGGCAAGGAAGCCCGTACCGACCAGACCACCATCGACACCACGATCTATGGCTCATACACCATCACCAACCCGGTGTGGCAGACGGTCGAGTGGCACATGAACGCGCAGAGCGGCATCCTCAAGGCGCCGCCGACGATCATCCGCACGCCCGGTCACGAGATCATGTACATCCCCAAGGCGCTCACCGACCCGGTCGCCACGGCCGCGGCGGAAGGCGCAGCGGGCACCGTGCGCGATCCCGTCATGGGTCGCACGACCCTGGGCGCTCAGCGTTACGGCGACTTCTTCAGCGTCTCCGACGAACTGCTGCGCTCCTCGGACCTCGACTGGGCGGGAGTGCTCGGCGACTTCGCCGGCCGCGCCCTGGCCTCGAAGGTCGCCGCCGACCTCGCCTCCGCGGCCGGCACCGGCACCCTGCCGATGGGCCTGATGGCGCATGCCACCGCGACCACCGTGCTCGGCGCAACGGCCGCTTCGGCGACCACGTTCACCTTCAACGACCTGGTCTCGCTCAAGCTGAGCGTCCTGCCCGGCTACCGCATGAGCAGGAGCTGCGCCTGGATGTTCTCGACCACGGCCTACGTGATCCTCGCGCAGATGACCGACGACAACGGCCGCTACCTCTGGAGCCCCAGCACGGTGGCCGACGAGCCCGACCGTCTGCTCGGAAATCCGTGCTACGAGGAAGCAAGCGGCGACACGGTCCACACCGCCGGACATCCCGTGATTTACGGCGACTTCAGCCACTACTGGGTGCGCTTCAGCGGCCCCGGCATGGTCTTCGACCGCGATCCGTCGGTGGCGTTCACCAGCTTCGAGCAGACTTTCAGGTACGCGATTTGGGTAGACGCCGACCTCGGCGACCTCGAAGCCATCCACCATCTTCTGATGGCATAAGAGCAGACCGTCCTGGGGGGCGGGCCGTGACAGGCCCGCCCCCACCTCTCACAGAAAGGCTCCCGTAAATGGCCGCCTATCCCAAAGTCCGCTGCGCCTCGGGCAACGAACTCGCCGCCTCCATCACCGTGGCAGGCATCGTCATCGTCCAGCCGCAGGCCGGCCGCACGCTGCGCATCGTCGGTGGCTGGATGCGCTCGGTCGGCAACACCGTCGGCACCGCCAGCACCGTCAACTTCGGCGACACGACCGGCACCGACGAGGTCATGGTGGGCACCGCCGCCAACCTCACAAACGGCACGATCCTGCGTGAGAACTCGACCGGCATGACCTGCACCAAGCTCAACCAGGCGCTGCCCAAGGGCGCCGGCATCCTGTTCCACGCCGTGACCGGTACGGTCGGCACCACAACGTCCATGGACTACTGCGTGTACTACACCGTCGAAGGTGGGTGAGCCCCCATGGCCTCGCCCTACCTTCACGCCGCCTACAAGGACATCGCCGTCGCCGACATCCTCACCACGGTCGCCGCGGCGAACACGCTCGTCCCGGCCGAACTCGGCAAGCGATACAAGATCGTCAACGTCACCGTGAAAGCCATCGGCGGCAACGCCGGCGGCTCGACGGCGCTGCTGGTCGGCGCCGGGACCGAGGTCGCCTGGCAGATGACCACCACCGACGTCGACCAGAACGTCATCAATCTGACCAACTCGGCCAACGTCACCGCCACGCACGTCGGGCACTGGGCGCCGGCGAACACCGCCATCGCCATCCTGCGCACCGGCACCGTAACGACCACGGCGACCTCCATCCAGGTCACCGTCTACTACGTCGAGCAAGGGGGCAACTGATGGCCCGCCTGCTCATGCTCAAGTACGTCGGCGGCACGCACGGCGCCGGCGAACTCTGGCCGGCCCCGGGCGACGTCGTCGAACTGGACGACGAGAACCTCATCCGCGAACTGCTGCGCAGCAACTGCGCCGTGGCCGTGCCTGAGGGGAAGCCGAAGCCCGAGCCGGTCGTCGAGACGACGGAGAAGGCGCCGCCCGAGAACACGGCGAAGCGCACCGCCAAGCCCGCCCCTCGTAAGGGGCCGAAGTAATGGCCGGGGTAGACGCGGCCGACAGTGCCGTGCTCGTGAACGCGGGCACGCCGACAAACGCCAGCGTCATCGCCACGCCGGGTGCCGGCAGGGCCATCGTGATCCACTGGGTGGCGATTTCTAACGGCGCTGTGGCGGGAGAGATCAGTCTCTTGGACGGCAGCGGAGGCACCGTGCTCCTCGATGTCTTCTTGGCCATCAACTCGCCGCTCTACGTCAACTGCAAGCGTGCCCCGATCGTCTTGACCGCCGCGACGGCGCTTTGCTGTACCGCCGTGACCTCGACTACATCCCGCATCAATGTGGGCTACTCCGTGGAGCGGGTCTGATGGCCGGCGTGACCGGGACCGCGACGGTCAGCGCCGTCTACACCGCGGCCCAGACCAACGTTGTCCTGGTGGCCGCTCCGGCCGCGAACCGGCGCATCGTCGTCCAATGGGCGGTGCTGGCGAACGGCGCTACCAACGCCGGCGACATGAAGCTGCTCGACGGCGCGGTCATCAACGTCGCCGGGCCGATCAGCAACACGCTCGCCAGCCCGACCGTCGTCACAGCCGGCGTCTACGTGCCCACCGGCACCACGGTGACCATCGCCGGCAGCAACTCTGACCCGGTCATCAACGGCACCTACGTGGCGACCAACGTCGATGCGACCAAGTTCAGCATCCCGGTCGCCGTGACCACGGCGGGCACGGCGGGCACGATCGTCACCGCCAGCGGCTACGGCAGCACCCTTGCCGCCGCGCTCTTGCAGGTCAACACGCCCATGCACTTCGACGGCTCGCGGGCTCCGCTCGTGCTCAGTGCCGCGACGCCGCTGTGCTTCACCTCCGTGACC